CATCATACGCTTTGTTTAAAGATACCAAGCGGAGGTGGTCTTTTTCTACATATACCTTTTTGAGGTAGGCTTCTCCATCGACGATAAAGACACCGATTTGACCGTTTCTAACTTCATCAACCTTTTTAACAAAAACGTACTCGTGATTTTTAAAAAGAGGTTCCATAGAATCACCATTGACACGTAAGACAAAGTCGAAAGGATGATGGGGGACAATAGAAGAAGGGAGAGAAACTTTTTCCTTTTGTTCTTCTTCCAGCCACTCACCAGTACCAGCAGATACGGCTCCATAGCAAGTGAAATCGTAGTAGGATAAGACTTCTTCTACACGACCTTCTTGTTCGTCTAGTTGATCTTGGGCAAAGGTAAGGACTTTCTTTTGTCGTGGTTCGTGTAGTTTTGCGGCGGTGTCGGTGATTTGGGTTAGGAGGGAAGGCTGAGTAGGGTGAACAACTGAGTCACATGTTAAATCTTTATTCATTAAATCGTCTAGATCAACATGGAAAATATTAGCAATTTGAGCTAAAACTTTTATTTTAGGTGTATAGCTTCCTTTTTCCCATTCACTAATTGTTGATCCGCTTTTACGGCCTAATTTAGAAGCTAATTCTACCTGTTCCATTCCGTACTTTTTACGAAGGTATTTTAAGTTAGAACTAAACATTTTATTAAATCTCCTTCCTTAATATATAAATATCTTATCATCATTTCAGATAAAATGAAACAAAATTCATTAAAAAAAGTTCAGAAAAAATGAAATAAACTATTGACTTCAGAAAAACTGAAGTATATAATAAAAGCATAGTTAAGGAGGTGAGATATATGAGTAAGAAAAAAAGCAAAAAGAAAAAGCCTCAAGAGGCTCTAAGAAAATTAGCTATAGCATTTGCGTTACTAAATATAATAGACAAAATCTTAGATATTATCTTGAAGCTTTTAGAATAGTTGCTAGGGCGAGCGGGATTGCCCGCCCTTCTTATTCATATAATAACATGAAAAAAAAAGATAAGCTAGTAGTTTTATTATGGGTACTTGTAGTTCTTAATATAGTAAGTATAGCTATAAAAATAGTTAGTTTGTTAATGTAGAAAGGGGGGTAACTAAAGAAATGACTAAATATACTTTGGAACAATGGCGAAAATTAAAAGGATTAAGTCAAGAAGAATTGGCAAGAAAAAGTGGCTTATCAGCTAGAACTATTATAAATTATGAAAAAGAACCTAACGCCTTTTCAAAAGCGTCCTATCAAAAAGTTCAAAAAATAGCAGATATATTAGAAATTAAGCTAAGTCAATTTATTTTATAGTTCACTTCAGAAAAACAGAAATCCTCATCTATAATACTTATAGATGAGGTATTGACATCCGTCAATACCTTACTGTAAACGAAAGAGGTGAGGAAATGGAACCAGGGCAATTAGTTAGAAAATACAGATTAGAACGGGGCTTATCGCTGAAAGAATTAGCGGAACGTGTGCATCGTACGGATAGCACTATATGCAGAATGGAGTCGGGAGAAAGAACGATTTCGATTCAAACGATGGCTGAGTTTGCAAGAGTACTGGGATTTGATCCAAAGGAAGTATTTGATTAACCCAACCGTAGAAAGGGGGAGAGGGAATGGATGAATAAAAGAGAGTTAAAAAAAGAAGTGGATGAGATTGTCGACCACTTCGCCAAAGCTATTTTGCAATTAGTAATTAACGGTTTAATTTTCTTCTTTTGTGAGAATGACTATGTGTTGCTGATTAATGCTTTATTAACAGTGTTTTCATTGGGAGGACTATATGGGGCCTTCTTTGAATTAGATTTGCTTAAGATGGATTTGCTTTATCACAAATTTGAGTAATTGAGTTTTGTAAGCTCCCCAAAATAAGCCAAATAACCAATAGATTAAAAGGGGGTAGAGAAAGGAGGGAGGAAATGAATGAACTAGAAAAAACAGTCCTCAATGAAATTTTGAGAACTGTAACATACATCGCTGAAAAAGTTGATGAGCTAGATAAGAAAGTAGATCATTTGGAAGAAATAAAGGATAAAGCTTCGTCGGCTTCTAAATCATAAGCAATGAAATGAATAGTCGCTTCGATGAACGTTTTGAGGTCGTCAATATCCTTGTCGGTGTGCTTGCGAATATAATGTGTTTCGTCATTGCCAAGCCAAGTGCTTGCGGTGGCTAGATGCTGAATTTTAGGAACATCTTTCAAGTAGCTTTGAATGGCTTGGGATAAGTTCATTCGTTGAATTTTATCTGTATCATTCGGACATTGATGGTTAGCATAATCTTTGATTAAAAATTCAACGGCTTTTCGGTAACCGATACCTGCTATTTGGTCAAGGTTATAATATTCAGCTGTTTTAGCTTGTTGGTAAATGATTTCAAAGTTTGGAGAAAGTTTAGCGACACCTTTTGGTAGATTAATTTTGACTTTATGAAGGTAGGTATAGGGAACAATTTGCCCTTTCTGATTAGGTGTATATACATACTCATTAACGAAGAATTTTTGACAGTCAGAAAAGGGACACCGATAAGTTACACAGAAATGAGATTTTACATGGATATTTTCTTCTGTTGAATGACCAGAAATTATTCTAGGAGACATGGTTCTATTACAGTGGGGACAATGGTCTGGTAGGTTAACAAGAATACTTACATAGCATCCATCACTTTTTGTTATTTTAACTTTATCCATAGCAGCACCAGCTTTCGTTTTTTATTTATTATAGCACGATACAGAGAGACATAGCAGATAGAAGGGAGTAAGGATATGAAGAGTAAGTGTATTTGGGAAAGATCAGAAGCTTGGGAAGAAAAGGGATGGATCACACAATGCAATGGTGATTTTACTCTCATAAGCGGAGAATATCCTGACATATATGACATTGAGTATTGCCCGTTTTGTGGGTTGAAGATTGAAATAGAAGAGGAGGTGGAGTGATATGGTTGCTAATTTACAACGAATTGAAAAACTGCTTGAAATACTAACTACTAGCCAAAAGCGTTATTTAAGACCCGAAGATCTAAAAAACGAGCTTCGAATTGGGGATACAACACTCAAAACTTGGGAGGCTCACGGGCTTAGAAAGATCGAATTACCAACTGAAAGCAGAACAAAATTTTATTACGACAGACAAGATATTTCAAAATTTATGGAAGAGAATAAATATTAAAAAACGCCAGCCAGCGTGAAGGAGATAAAAAATGAAAGAAGAAAAAGTACGATGGAGTGAAAATCCAAATATTAAACAAGTCCAATGGCTTTTCTTAACCTTTGTGGGGTTTTGTGGGATATATGCTATGGCTGAGTTAGTCAACTTTTATGGATTGCTGTTTTGGGGTTGGTGGGTTTGGCAGTGCCAAAAGAAGCTTTACAAGTGGGGAGTGATGGAGTAGTGAATGAATACTATCTCACGCAAAGTATCAAAAGCCTAACTCTTTTTAAGCAAACGGGAGATGTTGAGCACTTTAACGATGCGGAATACTTCTTCAAGCGACTTAAGCTGGAGCTAAGGCTTAATGAAAAATATCAAAAGATTGAAAAACTAAAAAAGCCGACCAGCGGCAACTGATCGACTAAGACTAAATAGAAAAATATTAACTAAGGAGATTTTAACATGATAAAAGTTTTAAATCAAACAACCGAATATTATTGTTCCACAGAAGAAGAAGCGGATAAAATTATCGCAAAGAGAAAAGAAGAATTGGATGCTATCACTCCAGAAGGGCGAAAACTCGGAAGACTTGCTAAATGGAACGTTGAAGATAAAACTTCTTCAGATGCTCAATATTATAAGTTGACACTAAAAGAAGAGTACAACTTGATTGTTGACGTTGCCAAAGATGATCCACATGATGATAACGATTATGTGGAGTTGTTCCCAGAGATGATCGAAGGAGGAGAGTAGAGTGAGTTTTAGTTTATACGAATTATCTCAAAATTATCAAACGCTACTTTATCTTATGGAAGATAGTTCTTTAGAAGATGAAGAAAATATAAAAGTCTATCAAGATACTTTAGAAGCGATTGAGGGAGCCTTTGAAGACAAAGCAGAAAACTACGCTTACATCATCAATCAGTTAAATTCTGATGAAAAAATGCTCAATGATGAAATTAAGCGATTGATGGAAAGAAAGCAGCGAATCGTTAAGAACAAAAATAGACTGAAAGATACCTTAAAAGATCAGATGGAGACGACAGGAAAAACTAAAATTCAAAGCCCTAAAGTAACTATTTGGATTCAAAACAATCCGCCTAAAGTGGAAATTAAAGACGAAACACTCATTGCTAAGAAGTACTTCATCAAACAAGAGCCTGTGCTTGATAAGCAAGCAATTAAAGAAGCTTTGAAAGAAGGGCGCAAAGTTAGAGGGGCGGAACTCATCCGAACGACGGGACTTAGATTGAAATAGGAGGATGAAAAAAGTGGAAAACATTTATACCAAACTTTCAAAAGTTCAGTCTGAGCTGAAAGCTCCAAAAAGCCAATATAATTCTTTTGGCAAGTATAAGTACAGAAGTTTAGAAGACATATGGGAAGGAGTTAAGCCACTTCTAGCTGAGTACAAGCTAGCTTGCTTTTTTAATGACAGTATAGAAAAAGTTGAAGATCGCTATTACTTGATTGCCGAAGTTACACTTGTTAATACAGAAAATTCAGAAGAAAAAATTGTAGCTAAAGCGATGGCAAGAGAGCCGATAAGCAAAAAAGGGATGGATGAAGCACAAATCACAGGCGCAACATCTTCATATGCTAGAAAGTATGCTTTAAACGGGCTTTTTGCGATAGATGATACTAAAGACGCAGATGCTCAAGAACCTGTCAAAAAGTCAACAAAAAGGTCTTCTAGTCCACGAGCAAAGCCATCTCAAAGCGACCAATTCGATGAAAAATTAGAAAATTATACCACACACTTTGAAAAAGACTTTGGAATTGACAAAAAAAGTATGGTGGAATTGCTAGAGGCTGCTTTACAAAAGCCGATAGCTGAGTCAAACAATAATGAAATTTTATCAACATTGAAAAAAGTTTACTTAAATATTAAGCAAAACAGAAGCGAATAAAAAAGATAAGGGATAAAAATAAAAAAGAAAGGAGGGGAAGATAAAAAGCAATGAATTATTTAAAACAAATTCTAGCTCTTAACGAATTGCAATTGATAACCCCCCTATCACAAGGACAATTTATGTTATACCACGCCTTATTAGATGTGAATAATAAATGTTTTTGGAAAGAGTGGTTTGAAGTAGCTAATTCAAGACTAGAAGCCTACACTGCTTTAACTCGGCAAAGCATTTCAAAAGCAAGAAATGAGTTAAAACAGAAAGGTCTTATTGATTTTAAAACAAATGGAACAAAAGCAACGAGTTATAAAATCATTCAACTTTATTCTGAAAAAGAAGAAGAGTGTCAACCAACTTGTCAAATAAATAGACAAGCTGGTTTACAAGTTGGTTTACAACAAGTTGACAAGTTGGTTGACAACAAGTTGACAATTGGTTTACAAGATGGTTGCACATTAATAAAACAAAACAAAACTAAACTAAATAAAACTAAATCTAATATATCGCCGACTAGCGTCGACGACGTGCAAGCCCCCACTCGAAAGCCATCTAAAGCTTCTCAGCTGGAAGCTGATTTTGACAAGCTCTGGAAGCTGTATCCCAAGAAAGCACGAAAGGCGGATGCGCTGAAAGCCTACAAGCAAGCACTGAAAGCTGGAGTAACCAACAAAGAAATTCAAGACGGCATTGTAGCTTACATCAAACAGATTGAGGTTAAAGGGACACCTATGCAGTATGTCGCTCAAGGGGGAACGTGGTTCAATCAGAAGCGATGGATGGATGAGTACGACTTGACGCCAAACAAACCTGTAAATCGCTATGGTCGTGAGAACTATCAAGAGAAAGTCCCAGATTGGTTTGAACGACAGCAAGAAGAGCGCAAAAAGGTCGCCCCTTTTGTTGCTAAAGTCGATCAAAGCACCGCTGACGACTTGAAAGCAAGAATCGAAGCACTGAACCTAAAGCAAGAGAAGGAGGATGGGGATGGCTAGACTTTATCACATACCTGGAGAGTGTGTAGCTAAAGGGAGACCAAGATATACAAGATTTGGTCGTGCCTACACACCTAAAAAGACAGCTGACTTTGAGCAATTTGTTAAGCAGCAAATTAAAAGCCAAGGAGCTGAAATGAGTAAAGGACCTTTTGAAACGACAATTTTAGTGTTTAAGGAAGTTCCTAAAAGTTGGTCAAAAGCTAAAAAAGAAAAGGCACTATTAGGGGAAATTTTACCGACTTCACGACCAGATTTAGATAACTACGTGAAGTCGATTTGGGACGCTTGCAACGGTGTCTTATACGATGATGATAGTTGCATAGTCAATTTGCATGCTAAAAAAAGATATGCGGAAGAAGCCCATACTTTTTTGATAATCAAGGAGGTAAAGAGTGATGAATAACGTAATTTTGATTGGCAGATTAACTAAAGATGTGATGATGAATAGTACGCAAGGCGGAAGTGTAGTTGCTAACTTCACGCTGGCGGTTAATCGGCCTAAGTCTAAAAATGGGGAACAGTCTGCCGATTTTATTTCTTGCGTAGCTTGGAATAAAACAGCAGAAATTTTGGAAAAGTACACTCAAAAGGGAAGTCAAATAGCAGTAAGCGGGTCTATTCATACACGAAGCTATGATAACAAAGAAGGAAAAAAAGTTTATGTCACAGAAGTGGTTGTATGGCAAGTTCAACTTCTAGGGAGTAAAGGACAAAGTAGTACAAGTGATAGTAACATTCCTCTTGACGATGATGATCTTCCTTTTTAGAACATAAAATTTTCTAAAAGCACTAGGTATGATAGGAGAACGTGATGATAAGTAAAGCGGATAAGTTTATAGCTTTGCTCAGAGTATCAAGAGGATTAGTTTTAGCGGACAAGAAGCCTGATGTGGACAATTACACCAAAACATTGAGGAAGTGAAATTAGATGATTATTGAGGGTTACACACCAAAAGAAAAAATAAAGGTTCGAGGAGAATTAGTTTCTGATAAGTATAATAACATTAAAGTTATAGAAACAGAGGATCATGAACGAGTTGTTATTGTTAATCACGTTTACAAAGACTTTGAAGGGAACGTGTTTCTCAATATAGAGATTGCTGAGGAGTTTAAAAGAAGGAAAAAGGAGTTAGGATTTACTGATAGGGATGTTGCTAAGTTAGTTAATCTTACCCAAGGCCAAGTTGCTCAAACTTGGTTTGCTAAGAAAACAAGACAAGAAGCAGTTGATAAGCAAAGGAAAAATCGAAAGAAAATTTGGGATGCTATGCAACCTTTGTTTAAAGAAAGGGCAGCTTTACTGAAAAATTACGATGAAAATTTCCCACAGCGGCTTAAAGAGGTACGAGTTAAAAGCGGTTTATCGTATGAGGATGTTGCGAAAGAAGTTGTAGCAGATCCTTTAACCATCTACAGATGGGAGAATGGATCGTATAAACCAAGCGTGCGGAAACAATTAGCTTTAATAGATTGGTGCAATGATAAGGAGGAATGAAATGATTTTTTACGTCATTCAAAAAGGCGAAGATTACTACTTGAGCGAATACGGAGCGTTTAACTACAAGCTATGTGGTGCAAAGCTTTTCGAAAGCAAGGAAGAAGCAAAAAAGATAGCCCAAAAGCTTGGCGGAAAAGTTAAAGAGCTAGTACTGAAAGATGCAGATCTCACGCTAAAAGTAAAAAAGCTTACTGACACAGCAAAACTTCCCGAAAAAGCGCATTCAACCGATGCTGCTTTCGATATTTATGCGGATGAAGATACTACCATCACGGGTTTAACGTCATCTGTTTCAACGGGCATTGCTTTAGAAATTCCAGCGGGCTACTATGGGCGAATCGTGGGAAGAAGTGGGCTAACTCTAGGAACACCTTTAAAAGTGTTTGAAGGCATCATCGATAGCGGCTATCGGGGTGAAATCAAAATCATGTGTCAGTGTGTGTCAGACTCTGTACGGATTATGAGAATTAAAAAAGGCGAACGGATTGCGCAACTTTTAATCGAAAAAGTGGAAGATATTACCATTGTGGAAAGTGATAGCCTTGAAACCACTGATCGTGGGGAATGCGGATTTGGAAGCACGGGGAGATGAGAAAACGTGATAGCGTATGAAGATTATCTAGAGAATATAAGTTATAATATACGTAAGTTGTGCAAGCAAAAGAAGGTTACACAGAAGGAACTTGCAAAGCAAACAGGGATCAATAAGAATACGATTTACAACTATACCAACCAAGCTATTAATATTTCGTTATACAATGCCATGCTGATTGCAGAGTTTTTCGATGTTTCGGTAGAGGCACTATGCCGTAAGAAATTGTAGGAGGAATGAGATGCTTTTTCCAGGAATCGACAAAGAGAAAACGATACAAAATGTGACAGACTTACTTTCTAGCTACGGCAAACTTTGTCGACTTT